AACGTCAGAAAAAACTGTCCTCCACCTACAAAAAGAAGTGATATTATGGCAATTAAGAAATCATCCGACCTAATCAACATCAGTGGATCTGCAACAGAATCTGCGGCGAACACCTTTACAGAACTTGAGGTTAACCTGGATCTCGATCCACTTAACAGAGAAGTTTTCGTAGTCACTGATATCGCTTTAGACCCATTTTCACCTGAAGCAATTCCTGCAACAACAACTGAAAGTGCAATTTCAGTTTGTTCAACATCTCAAACTGCGGTTCAAAACTTGTCCGAGTCTCGATGTATGTCCAACGTTATTGACCGCATCTACGGCGGTGTTGCAGAATTTGACTTTGCCCGTGTTGCACAACCTACACTGATCGCCAGCACTGGCACAAGTGCCGACTACATTGGTGTCATCAGCACTCCAAACTTCTTCGTCCAGGTAAAAGGTCTCAACAACACGACCGCCAAGGGTGGAGTATTCCGTGTTACAGGCTATCGTGCCCGTGCCGACGCTGATACCTACGCCGCACTTGTCGCATCTGAAGTCTTGAGTGTCTGATTCTGGGGTGTTACCCTGGTAAAGATACATGGCAACTACTGCGGTCCTTCATGGACACATGGCCGTGCCATTGATGCTATTGATTACGATCTCTATCCAGAGGTCAAACCTGTCGATGCCCTAGACAAAGCGTGCCAGGCACATGACAAAGACTGTTCAAAGGGTGGTTGTTCGAAGAAAGGGGATTCACGCCTCATTCGTCGTGCCCTTCTTGTCGCTGGAACTACATCAAACCCCCAACTTCGAACAACCGCTCTTCTCGTAGCTGCAGGAATTTCCGCCGCACGACCATTTAGGAGTAGATGAATATGGATCAGAATGAACAACTAATGCAATTACTCATGATCATGAATCCTGAGATGGCTCAGATGATGCAACTCATGAACGGTATGAACCAGGTGCAGAACCAGGAACAACCAAAGAAGAAACGAAGCACTGCATATCAACGCAAATACAAAGCCGCATTCAAGAAAGTGCAGAAGCGATACAAACTCAAGTCTGGAAAGTGGAAGAAAGGCGGATTTAGGTCCGCAGTTCGAGAAGCCCACAGACTCGCTAAGAAAGGTGGAAAGAAATGACAGAAGAAACTGAAATGAAAACTGAAGAGTCTCAATCTCGAACAGCACGATTTGCTCAATGGCTTATGGATCGTGATGCAAAGCGAGAAGAAAAAGAATCGAATCTCGAAGGACTCATGAAGTTCAACATCTTTCTTTCAACTATTACATTGGTATCTGTGGCTGGTGCGACTGCACTCGACTATGCAATGATTGCCTGGCTCTGGGTTTAATCGACGATGTAGTTTTCTTCATCGATCCATTCCATAATACACTTGAAGCAAATTGGATGGGGAGATAATCCTCCATTAGCCGCCCAGTGTATTCCGAATTGGTTTCCACAATCATGACATGGCATATTTTTGCCACCAAGGAGATCGATTCGAACAAATTTACTCATTTTGTTTCAACTCCTTCAAATGAGATAACCGGTATTCAACAATCCATTCAATCTTCCATGGACAATCAGCCCAACAACATCGCCAGATTTGGGCTTCACCATCTTTTCTCTGATCGTAATGCAGTGATTCTTCAGCATATCCGAGTTCCTCCTGGTTATCCAGGTATTTCTCTGGATGATCTTCTTCGAGATGTGTGCGAAATGCATCAACAATTGGTTGATACCAGGCATCATGAAATGTCCAGGTCATTCAAATTCCTCCAATTTGGTTTGATTCATGGCGGTTGCGATCAGATCGTCAACAGTTTGTTTGAACTCTGGGTCAATCTGCGTCGCATAGTCGTGCAAAGCACTGGCGAGATGCTGTGCGGCGTGCGCCCAGCGTATTCGAAGACGTGCTTCTTCGGCCAAACTTGTGCCGTGTTGGTAATTTCTCAAGCCAATTCGCACCCACATGGAGAAATTCTCCATTTTTTCGGCGATTTTGGCGGTTTCGGGCGTCAATGATACCATCTTTTGGACCTTCATCGAACCATCCGAAGCGGTTCTCGGGTATATACATACCTATCCAAAACTAGGTTTAGACTAGAAACGACTAAATCGGGTGGCTAGTTAGCAACGGGTGGTCGGGGTGGGATTGTAACATAACCGACGTGCCTCACCTGTAATCAAGATAGAATCCAGGGATTGTTTGGTAATCGTGCCTTAGGTGTAAATTATAAACCGAACCTATCATGATAGGGTTTGGAGGACAGAGTCGACCTGTGCATTAAACGTCAGAAAAAACTGTCCTCCACCTACAAAAAGAAGTGATATTATGGCAATTAAGAAATCATCCGACCTAATCAACATCAGTGGATCTGCAACAGAATCTGCGGC